ATGACTATACCCCAGTCGGAGATGAGCAAGCGTGAGCTACTACATTACCTCCGGCACAGATCCAAACGGTGGCAGTTCGGAAGAGAAACGGGCAGAAACACAGGATATAGACACTATCAAGTCCGTTATGAATCTTCTAATGACGATATCGGACGTGAAAGACTCTATTGGGTCGGTATCGCGTGTGAGCTGGAACCGTCAAACGGATGGAGTAACTACGAACTCAAGGATGGAGATTTCTACACCAGCGATGACGCTGATCTGGGAAAGTACCGCTTTGGGAAGCTCAGAAAGTTCCAAACTCGTCTACTCGAATACCTTGAATCAAGAAATGACAGAACAGTTGGAATCGTTGTCGATCATGTTGGGGGCAAAGGAAAAACCTACTTCGCCCGGTACTGTTCATTAAACCACAAGGCGGTGTATCTTCATGGATCAGGAACGGATAATCAAGTGGCTAGAGACCTGTACGACATCAGTGAGTCCGAGCGCATTAACGCCGTTATCATCGATTGTACCAGAAGTGAAAATAACCTCTCTGAGTCTGATTTTTGGAACGGAATCGAACAAATTAAAAATGGTCATCTGTGTGACAGAAGATATGGGTACAGAGAAAAATGGATACGTCCTCCAGCGGTGCTCATACTATCAAATCACGATCCCGATTGGAAATGCCTTTCTGAAGACCGGTGGCATAAGTTCTTCATCAAAGAAGACGCCATGTACGAATACTACAAAAGAGAAAAAAAGGTGACTAGTCTTTAATTGTAACACTAGCAGACTAGCCACCCTATACGTAGTATAGGGTGCTAGGTTGAGTCTGCCGACAAACCGCGCGAGCCCCGCGCGCACAAACCACTTAACGATACAATTTCGTTAGATTTCTGCTGACGGTGACCGCAGCTGAACTGAAAGCTCTCGAACCGGCATTGGAAGTAGATCCGAGAGCCGTGAGATAAGGATACTTCACATCGGAGAACTTGATACCGTAGAGATCCATCGTGTACTGAGCCTTTTCTTCAGACTCTTTCGCCACGTGGTAGTCCTTGAGCCATCCCATGAAAGGAAAACCGGATACGGTCATCTGATCGTTCATCTGAGACTGGGATTTGGGTTTCTCGATGTAGTAAGAGAGATCCCAATACTTACGGCTGATACCGTCGGGAAAAGGATCCTTCCAGTTCCAGGACTGGAGTTTATCGAGGTAGGGGGAGTTACCCCCCTTGTATGAAGACGTTTAACGACCCTCCATGATCTTCTCGATGTTGGCATTCTGGACATCCACCAGGTCAGTAGTGGACTCCATCTGTTTGGACTGGAGCGCGTAGTCGGTGTGGTAGACCTCTGAACCGTAACCGGAATTGAGACCGGCGAAGCTCGTAATCTCGGACATGGGGCGAACCTCGGAGAACGTGAGGGTAGCACGAACGACCATCCGGTAGAACATGACGGTACGTTTCGCCGGAGGCATGATGATCATGCCGAGGTACACCGGGAGGATGTCGGGCATCAGAACCTCACAGTTAAGAGGCTGTCCATCAGCAATGCCATTAGCGACACGCTGATTGGTAGACTGAGAAGAACCGGAAGAAGCTGCGGTGACGTAGAGGGTGGGGAATCTGGGCATCCTATGAGGACGTCCGCGCATCGCCTGAACAGGACGGTTAACGACCGACAAGGAACCGGCGGAGTACTGAAGAGTAGGATAGAGATCTCCAGAAGGAGTCTCGTCAGCACCAGTATCACCGACATCGGTGACCTCCTGACTGTTGGTCATGAACGCGCCGACATTGTAGTACTTGTCGAACACGAGAGGAACGAGCCCACGCATGGAAAGACCCTGTTGAGGATGTGCGATCCTGAATCCATCCCTGTTGGAGAGAAGGGAGTAGTACACGTTGAACTCATCCGAAATCCCGGTAACGTTGTCGTTGATAGCATCGACCATCGAGCCGGAGACCTGAGTTCCGGATCCGAATCCGAGACCGTGGAGACGTGCCTCTATATTTGACATGGAATCATTCGAGACCGCCTTGTAGAGGATAGGATTCATCATATCCTGAGGGGCGATGTTGTCGACATCGAGACCGACCTGATCGGGAGAGATCGGGAGAGTCGAGACCGCAGCAAGGGTGACGTCCACCTTGTCGATGGAGATATACTTGCTGTTCATGAGAAGACCGGGATAGGACTTCTGGATCAGACTCTTGCCGGGAGTATGAATCCCGATGAGGGACATCTTGTTAACTTTGGTGCTGAGATCATACGTCTCAGAAACAGTAACCGTGACCATGGAGATCACCAGTACCTGCGACCGCGAGAGCGAGACTTTCTGCGAACAGGCACCCATTTGATAACAGGCTTGTAACGTGCCATACGTTATAGATGTTTGAAATCCTATAAATAACTCCGCAACAATTTTGAAGATGCTACTCCGAGCCGCGGTTCCTTCCTGTGTCGATTCTGAGTGTGTCCATGCAAAAAACGGCGATTTTCGGCAGTCGTCAATTATAGGTTCGGGGTAGCGACATTAACAGGTGTAACGTTATGATTGTAATACGTGCCAGACAACCAAATTGTCAAACATGCAAATACTGTGAATGTTGCTGGAAGTGGAGGAAACAATTTGACCCAAATCTATGGTA